TGCGAGCACCCCCCACGGCGGCCCGCTGCGGGCAGCTCGAGGCCGTCGACGGCAGCCCGGATCGGTACCCCGGGGGGTACCCTGTCCCCTCGGACCCCTCGGCGACCGGGGGTGCATAAATCCCGCCGGATCACACCTACGGAAGGTCGTCTCAGTGTGTGCCTGACATTCCGACAGGTGCCGGCAGGGTGTGAGGCCGGCTGGTTGGGCTGCTGTCACCGGCCTGTCAGCCAGGCCGGTCGGCGCCCTGTCGGCGCCGCACGCCCTTCCGTCTTCTGTACCTGACCGCCGAAGGCGGTAGAGCAGGCGCCTGCAACGGGCGTCGACCGCCCCCGAAGGGCGGGCGCCGCCCGTGCCAACAGCAAGTGACACTTCACCCGGGACCACCCTCCTGTAAGGCCCGGAACCTCCTCGCACGACGTTCACGGGTTGGCGCCGTCCCCGGTGCTGGGGCGTGCGACGAGACGCCCGTCTGACGGGGGTCTGGCCGCCGGCTGCCAACCGGCGTCTGTGCTGCTCGACCATCTTCCCACATCCGGTCCACCCCCTGGCGGACCAACAATGGGAACACAGACAGACATGAACAAGAAGTACGACAAGCTCACCAAGGCCCGCCGGTTCGACATCGCCTGCAAGCTCGTCGTCGACGAAGGCTGGACCCAAGGCAAGGCCGCCGCCGAGGTCGGTGTCTCCCGCCAGCAGCTCAACCTGCACCTCAAGGACTTCCGCCAACAGCGGGAAGACCGCATCGAACAAGCCAAGGCGAACGCAGCAGCGGGCATCGGCGCTCTCGGCGTCAACGAGAAGCGCCGTGTCCCGCCGTTCGAGGAGTTCGAGCGCATGTACTTCGGCCACTTGCAGTGCCCGGACTGTGGGTGCCGCCATGACATGCCGTCGTTCCACCGGGAGATCGTGGATGCGTTGGAGTCGGACAGTCGCCGGACCCTAGTGAACATCCCGCCGTACCACTCGAAGTCGACGCTGGTCACGGTGAAGCACACGATCTACGACATCGCCCGTGACCCGAACCACCGGACGATCATCGTGTCGAAGTCGGGCCCGTTCGCCAAGACGTTCCTGAAGGCGATCTCGGACATCCTGTCGAACCCGGACCTGTACATCGGGGCTGAACGGAACCTGATCGAGGATTGGGGGCCGTTCCGGGAGGAGGGCCATTCGCAGCGCTGGTCGGCGAACCAGTTCTACGTCGCTGGCCGGGTGACGGCGGAGAAGGACCCGACGGTGCTGGCGATCGGCGCCGGCGAGCAGATTTACGGCCGCCGTGCGGACACGATCAAGTTCGACGACATCGCCGTGGTGGAGAACCAGTCGAACCCGGACCGTGTGCAGGGGATGCTCGGCTGGATCGACAAGGAGGCCCTGTCCCGTATCGGCAAGTCGGGCAGGGCGATCTGGGTGGGGACCCGGGTGATGCCCGGTGACATCTACAGCTTCCTCGGCCAGCGGACCGGCTACAAGGTGATCCGCTACCCGTGCATCGTGGACGACACGCTCGAGGAGACGTTGTGGCCCGAGCACTTCCCTTACGACCAGGCGTTGATCCACCGTTCGGAGATGAAGCCGGCTGACTTCCAGCTGGTGTATCAGAACGTCGACATCCCCGGGGTCGGGGCGAGCTTCACCCCGGAGATGATCGAGTCGTCGAAGGACACGTCCCGGGTGGTCGGCCAGTTCGACCCGGCCTGGCGGATGATCGCCGGCCTGGACCCTGCGGGCGGCAACAAGGACTCGGGGTTCACCGCCATGACGGTGGTGGGTGTCGACTTGGAGACCGGCCACCGCTATCTCGTCGACCAGGTGGCGGTGAAGTCGATGAAGGCCCCGCAGATGAAGGAGCAGATGCTCGAGTGGTCGTCCCGGTACCCGCTGTCGGAGTGGCGGGTGGAAGTCAACGGCGTCCAGTCCCAGCTGGTGCAGTACGACCGGGAGCTCGTCAAGGAACTGGCGCTGCGGGGCGTGCGGGTGGTCCCGCACACCACCCACCGCAACAAGTGGGACGCCACGTTCGGCGTGGAGTCGATGGCCCCCCTGTTCGCTGCCGGTCTCATGTCGATCCCGTGGGGGAACGCCCCGTCGGCCCGCACGTTCCAGCCGCTGATCGAGGAGCTGCTGGCGTTCCCGATGGGCCGCACCACCGACCGGGTGATGTCGCTGTGGTTCACCCACATCGCATCGAAAGAGGTGCTGGAACGCCCGCACCTGCCGATGTTCGATGAACGCATGCGGGTCCCGAAGCGGGTCCGTTCCCGCCGGAAGATCGTCGATTTCTCGGCGAACCGGGTGAACCGGGTGCCGTTGCACGACCAGCGGGCCGGCCACCTGTCCCGGATGGGCCAGACGCTCGCCCGTCCGACGGTCGGCACGCTGGGCCGAGCGAACCTCGAGGAGTTCGAGCTGGAACCGGACACGCCCCGCCCGGTGAACATCAACCCGGACGTGTGGCGAACCACTTCTGGGAACAGTGGTGATGACGGAGCGTGACGATGCGAACCGCCAAGCGTTCGAGGACGCTCAGGCGACCTGCCCTGAGGGCTGGATGGTGTGCGGGGTGCTGTTGAAGAACGGCGAACCCCACTACTTCCATGCCCCGGCGGAATCCACCGACGACTCACTCCGTGACCTGGCGTTCTTCCACCGGGAGGGCCGTCACATGAACAACTACGAGCGGCAGGTGATGGCCGAAGCGGAGCGCCTCCATGCTTGACATCGACGAGCTGCCACGACTGTGGTCAGCGTGGCGGTCCCGTTGGGCGGACCGCAACGTGCGGATGGACAGGATCGACCGTGTCGTCGCCGGCGACCTGTCGATCTTCGACCCGGACGACGAACAGATCGACTCCAAGAGCCCGAACCTGGTGCAAGTCGCACTGGAGGACACCGCTGAAGCGGCATCCCTCCTGCCGTCGGTGAGGGTCGACCCCACTTCCCCGTCCCAAGAGAACCGCCGGCAGGCGGACCGCATGGAGCAGATCGCTGCGGCGTACCTCGAGTCGTCGAAGGTCGACCTGCTGGTGCCCCGCACGAACATGGACCTCGTCGGGTTCGGTTTCTCCTGTTGGATCGTCTGGCCGGACATGGATCAGCGGCTCCCGCTGATCGAGAAGCGTGACCCCCGCACCTGCTACCCGGAACCCGGGTTCCGCATGGGCGACACGGTGCGCCGTTGCATCTTCGCCCGGGAGCTGTACGTCACCCAGCTCCCAGAGGAGTACCAGCAGAAGCTCCGTGATGCGATGCGCCAGAACCTGCTGACGGACGCACCGATGGACGCCAACATCAAGGTGACCGTCATCGAGTACTTCTGCGACAACGAGTACGTCATCGCCGGCATCTACTCCTCGAAGGGCGTCACCAACTACGCCATCTCGGGCACCGAGGTGAAGCTGCCCGTCGAGTTCGACCGCATCCCGAACAAGGTCGGCGTGTGCCCGGTCGTGATCGGCCAGCGCAACACCTTCGACGGCGAACCCCGAGGCCAGCTCGACCAGGTGCTGGACCCGTTCGAGGCCCACGTTCGCCTCATGGGCATGGTCCTCGACTACGCCGACCAGGCCGTCTACTCCGACATCTGGGTGAAGGACCTCGTCGGCACCATGCCGTGGGGCGGTGGTGGCTACATCGAGCTCGGCCCGCAGGGTGCGATCGGCCGTGTCCCCCCGGCCGTGTCGTCGCTGGACGTGCAACGGGACCTCCAGCAGCTGATGGATGCCATCCATCTGGGCGGCCGCTGGCCGAAGACCCGCCCCGGTGAGATCGACCAGGCGATTGCCTCGGCGAAGTTCGTTGAGGCCACGACCGGCGTGATGAACACCGCCATCCGCCAGTACCACTTGATCCTCAAGTACATGCTGGAACAGTCCCTGCGGCTGTGTTTCGAGATCGACCGGGCCTACTTCCCCGGTACGAAGTCCGCAGCCGGGACCCTACGAAACCAGCAGTTCCTGGTGGAGTACGACACGAAGTCGATCAACACGAAGCACCGGGTGCGAGCCGACTATGGCCTCGGCCTCGGCCGGGACCCAGCCCAGTCGGCGGTGCTCCACATCCAGTACCAGGGCGCCGACCTCATCTCCAAGGACTTCGTGCAGGAGAACATCGACGGCCTGTCCGACGTCGCCCGGGAACGGGCCCGCATCGACACCCAGAAGTTCCGGGACATGGCACTCGCCAAGCTCCTCCAAGGTCTCGAGCAGGGCACGATCCCGGAGAAGGCACTCATTGAGATCGCCCGGGCCAGGGAGAACGGCAAGGAACTGTTCGACCTGTTCGAGAAGTACATCGTCGCCCCGAAGGAAGAGGCCGCTGCCGCAGCGATGCAGTCCGGCCTTCCGGGCGGCGGCCCGATGGCCGCCGGCCCGCTCGGCCCGGACGGCATGCCGGTCCCGATCGGCCCGGACGGGATGCCGATGCCACCCGGCATGGGCATGGACGGCGCACCGATGGAACCGCCGATCCCCGGCCCCCCACCACCGGAGATCCTCGCCCGGCTGAACCTGCCTGCGGGCCCGGGTGCGACGTTGGGAGCGCAGGTCCAGGGGGCCCCCGTTGGAATCTGAGCTCGAGAAGATGCCGGTCCAGGGCAAGGTCAACACTCCTGCTTCTGGCACCTACGGCGAGAAGGCCGCTCTGGACGGCCTGAAGAAGTCGCTGCCACCCATGGGTGCAGGTCAACCGGAGGGGGGGAACGGTGCGGCAGGGCCGGCACTGTCTCCCGAGCCGCCCATCATGCCAGTGCCTCCCCCCTCCGGGGCTCCGTCACCGCAGCAGCCGGCCGGGATCCCGGCGGCCCTCCTCGGTCCGACCGGCCGACCGATGGAGCCGGTGACCGCCGGCCCGATGCAGCCGCTGGCGTTCCCGGTGCAGGAACAGTCGGCCGCCGAACGCCGCCTCGAGGTGCTGATCTCACTGGCGAACGACCCTCGAGTGTCGGAACAGACCCGAGAGTGGGCCCAGCTGTGGGTCAAGACCCTCGCCAGGTGACCGGTGTCTGACTTTCTCGACGACCTCGCATCGGGTGTCGGCTCGCTGTTCCTCGGCGAGGACCCGAAAGAGGCACGCAAGCGTGGCCTCGGCGAACAGTTGGCGGGCGCCCCGTCCCGGGGCATCGAAGCGGGAGCGATGTTCTCCCAGCTCGGCGACGTCCAGGACTTGCAGGCGGGTATCACCGGCGAGTTCGCCGGCGAGGAGATCCCACTCTGGCAGCGCCTCCTCGGGGTGTTCGGGTCGTCCGGTGTGTTCGTCGGTGCGGTCATCCCCACCGGCAACCTGATGCTCCGTCGCCGCCGGATGCTCGAGGCCGCCCTCAACCACCCGTACCACTCCACCGAGGCAGCACGCCTCGGACGCCGTGGCGGCGGAATCCCCGATTCAATCCGTCGACTGATGGGCGCCGACCAGTGGCGTCGAGGACTCACGTTCACCGACGAACCACTCAACCCGAACGCCCAGATCATCGCCGGGTTGAACCGCAGCGCCCCTGACGACGACATCCTGTACGGCACCCTCGGCAGGTTCACCGCCCGGGTCACCCAGCTCGACGACAACGGCGACGATTGGGGCCACTTGGCTCGGGGTGTTCGGGACATCGGTGACGTGTCGAACATGTCCGACGCCGAGCGTCGGGCGGCAGAGCTTGCGGCGACGCCGTCAGTCAAAGACCGCCAACAGGCAACCAGGTCCTCTGCCCGGAAGGGGCTGTTCGCCAACTACGAAGATGCCAAGGAAACCGAACGGGCGGGTCTGTTCGCCAAACTGGAGGATGCAAAGACTGCGCCTGATGCCCCGATGTGGGTTGACTTGGCGTCCGGTCGGCTTCGTTCGCTGGGCAGTCGCCTCGTCGCCGAAGTCGACGAGCACCGCATGGGCACAGCCTTGTACAACAGCCCGCTGGATGCGGAGCACCGCTCCGCCGCCTACGAGCTCGCCCGGTTCCATAACTCAATCAAGAACGGCCGCCTGCAAGGCAAGGGCGTCAAGAAGACAGAGAAGCTGTGGTCGGCGTTCCGGGCCGGCGAGGACATCGGACCCGACGGCTGGAAGACGCTCGAGGACGCCATCGTCCGTCACGCCGACATCACCCAGCCGTTCATGCACCCGGAGTTCGCCCTCCACCCGGCGCTGTCGTTGAGCAAGGTCAACCTGGAGACGGGCGCCGCCTCACTGAAGGTCCTGCCGTTCCATCGGGTGACGTTGGACCGTGCGTCCGAGAAGCTGATGAACGACCGCCTGTCGGCCATGTTGTCCACCGATTCGGGGCGCCTGTGGTTCAGCGAAACGGTCGCAGAGAACTACCGCCGTTTCTTTGACGAGTACGTCACGGTCGAAGACATCGACAACTGGAAGGACTGGTACCCGCAGGCCCGGGCCGACCTGGAACGGGTCGCTGGAGAAACCGGTTTCAACTCGAGGAAGCTGGTTGCCATCGCATCCATCGTGTCCGCCGGCGAGACGTGGGAGACGAACGTCCCGAAGGCGGTTGAGGTTGCGAAGCTGATCCAACGAGAGGTGGACGCCGCCGGCACGAACCGGAAGGGGCTGGTTGATCGCATCAAGAGGCTCGCCGGAAGCGAACTGAACGTCAAGATGTCCGGCGACGACACGATCCGAGCGATGATCGTCCAGCTCGGCATCGCTGGAGACAACATCGACGACCAGGTCGACGACTTCTTCCAAGGAGTCACCGGCGTCCGGCCGAACAAGGCCGCCGCCGACGAGGCCAGAGCGGCCGGGTTCCTCGCCGAGGGCGAGAAGCCGCTGAAGCTCAAGGGAATCAAGGACCGGTTTGAGGCGGGCGACGACATGGTCGCCCTCATCTACAAGCGACAACTAGCGAACGACTTCCAGTCGTTGAAGCAGCCGTCTTTCGACGATGCGATCTGGCGTTCCACAGAAGACGACGTCCTCGACCGGGCGCTCGCCATGGCCCGCATCATGACCGGCGACCTCGGCTTTGACGTCAACCCGGGTGACACGGTCCGCCGCCTGCTTCCTGTGGTGTCCGACAGGCAGGCGTTCAAGATCGGCATCGGGTTCTCCATGAACCCGGGCACTTGGTTTAGCTCCAACCGGGGCGGCTACGACGCCATGTCGCAGGGCATCCGCCTCGCTGCCGCTCAGTTGTCGGAGGCAACCGGCAGGTTCATCACCCCTGAACAGTTGCAGGCGATCACTTGGATGTCCTACCGGGACGCCGCTCAGGTGTCGTCGAAGATCCCGGGCGTTGTCGACCAGGACACCAGTATCTGGCGTCGAGGCTGGCGCATCGACTCCAAGGCCAAGGCCGGCTGGGGTTCTGACCTTGGCGGCCCGGCGCTCTCGCTCGGTTACCGCAACGTCACCGACGTCCTCCTCGGCACCGACAACCCCGTTGGCATGGTCCCTGTCGCCGCCTACAAGTCGATGTGGAAGAACCTCGAGAAGACCCTCGGCAAGCAAGACCTTGCCCGGGCAAGCAAGGGGGGGCTCAAGGGCTTCGATGTGAACGTGCAGTTGAACCCTGACGGCACGTTCGCTGTCGGAGCCGCCAGCGACGCCTCGCTTCCGTCGAACGCCTACCTCACGCCGTTCTTCGATGACGACGGATTCCAGATTTTCGCACCGTCCCGCCCGACGAGAGTCCAGAACACCCAGGAGTATCTGACCGACACCGTCGCCAGCACCGCCCGAGACGACCTGGACCCGTCGGGCGGGATGCTTGGCAACATCGGTGGAACGATCGTTCCATCTGTGGTGTACGACCGGATCACTGAAACCCTCGCCAACGGCGAAGGGGTGACATGGTGGGCGCTCCCACTGAAGGACAACAGCGACAACGTCATCGACCCGAGAGCGCTCATCGCAGAGCGCCTTGAGGCGCTCCGCAACCGGGGCGTCAACGTGTCGTGGGAGTTCGTTGAAACTCCTCACACCGGCTACTCAACCCCGCTGAAGCACGCCGACAGGGACGAACTCGTCTGGGGGGCTGACCCGGTAGAGGTCGCAGCCGAACCGGAGAAGTGGTCGAAAGTCGCCGACCTTGAACAGCGTCAAGGGGTGTTGATCTTCGGCGACACCGAACAGATCGCCACCTACCTCCGCACCCCCGACGTGGAAGGGACTGCTGTCGTCTCGGGCACCGCCGCCCGCCAACAGGCGGCGAAAGCATCCACCGCCGACGGTCCGACGATGCTGGCGGAACCGAACACGGCCTACGAACGTGACCCGTGGAAGGGTCAGCTGATGGCCGAAGCCTACGAGCGCATGCCGGTCGTGACGAAGACCCCGGAGTGGAGGGCCGCCTACGACTCGTTCACCCGAGAGACGGTTGACCAGGCCCTGACGATGACCCGTGACGAGGGCATCGTCATCAAGTTCGTTGACGAGGACCCGTACCCGAACATGGAGGCGATGTTCGCCGACGTCCGTGACAACCGGCAGCTGCTGGTGTTCAAGACCCAGCCCGGTGACCATCCGGTTGCCGGCGAACCGCTCGACCTGTCGGTCTTTGACGGCAAGGTCATCAACACGTCCGACACTCCCCCGATGCTGAACGACTTGTTCCGGGCGGTCCACGACTACTACGGCCACTACGCAATCAGCACCAACTTCGGCCGCAACGGCGAGGACATCGCTTGGGCGCATCACGCCGCCATGTACAGCGACGAGGCCGTCCCTGCGATGACCATGGAATCCCGGGCCCAGAACAGCGCACTGATCTACTCAAGGAGCTCCCGCCAAGCGGACCTCTTCAAGAAGCTGATCGCCAACGAGTCAACGATGGTTGACGAAGCCAACAGGCTTCTGGATGAAGGCAACTTTGATCTGCCCAGGGGCCCTGCCGTCCTGCCGGCCCGAGCAGATTCCGTTGACGGCCAGTACGTCAGGTTGTTCCGGTCGTTCGCCATGAACCCTGACACAGGGGAGGAACTCCTCAGCTCCGCCGATGACTTCGCCGGTGACCAGTGGTTCGCCAACCGATGGTGGACGACCGACCCGACCTACGCCATGTCGTTCGGACCCCTGAAGGTCGTCGACTGGACCAAGAAGACCGGCGGCGTTCGACCGGAACACTACGTCAAGGAGATTGTCCTGCCCCGAGCAGTCTATGACCGACTGAACCCAGAGGCCGACGAGCTCATCGGGTTCGGCAGCTCTCCGTCCTCCACCCGCTTTGTCCCAGCGGAGATAGAGGAAATCTTCGGTTCGGTCGCAGTCGACCGTTACACCGGCGACTGGTACGACGACCACCTCAACCGCAGCGTCCAATACAACTTGGCGCAACGAGGGTCCGAGACGTGGCAGCCCGGGGCCACCCGGTACAGAGATGGTGACGGCAACCGTGTCCGCTGGGAACCACTCACGTTGACCCGTGAGCAGATGTCCACCGACTACGAGTTCGCCCCGCAGAAGGCAGGCATCCCACCAGCTTTCCTGATGGAAGACACTGGCGCCTTGGTGTTCAACCACCGCATGCCAGCCACCATCGCCCACGGCGGCGGCCTCCGCCCCGTGGAGCAGGTGCCAGAAGTACTGGTGTTTACCCCGGACGGGGTCCAGCCCCCCGGCGGCTACCGGCGTGCCCACATCATGTCGTTCACCGACGGCGACACGGTCGGCTGGACCGCAACCACCCGGGGCGACGACGCCCGGCCGAACACCCTGAAGGTGTTCGCCCCCTATGACGGCGGCCAGGGCACGCTGTTCAGTTACATCGAGCAGCTTGAGTCGAAGCTGACGTCGCCTGGCACCCGTGAGTTCCAAGTGGTGGACGCCCCGGACGGCACGAAGATCGTCGACCGACGGGCAGCGGTCGCTTTCGCATCACCCCGTGACCTGAAGACCGTCGAGGTCCGCACGTCACTGTCCGGCAAGGACGGCCTCGACTCAGCCAAGTTCGAGGTCCGCAAGCGATCCAAGAACGGGAAGCTGTTGAAGACAGAGAACTTCCCGGCAGACCAGGTTGAGGTGACGGTTCGTGACGGCGAGCTCCCGCAGGTGACGTTCGGTCACTCCACGCACGCACCGCTCAAGGGGCGGCCCGTGCGTGGCGAGACGGTCCGGTTCACACGGGCCAGCAAGTCGTCGCCATGGAAGCCAGTGAACGCCAAGGTCGGCGACCGAACCCTGCTCCGCCCCCTCGAGGAGGCCCGGGTGGTGCTCGAGGAACTGGGGTCCCGTAAGGGGGTCCAGCTCGCCGGCGCAGACGACGTCGAGTTGAACGTGGAGACAGACGTTGACGGATCGGAGGTGGTGTAAGCGATGTCGATGATGGACACCAGCACGATCGACCTCGCCGCCCTCGCCGCACCGGACGACACGACCGACACCTCAGGGTTCGACTCGTCGTCCCTGGACCTGTCAACGCTGGACTCGAAGATCGGCTCCACCTTCGAGGTGGACGCCGGCTGGGACGCACCGGACCTGCCGGACGAGGTCCGTTACGACCTCGCCACGTCGCCGCTGTTCCAAGACCCGATGTCGATCAAAGGGTTCCTGTTCGGGTTGCGGGACGACCTGAACCAGGCGACCCGGGACGGTCTGCTCACCGACGAGGACCTGATGAATCAGATCCTCGAGCCGTCCCCAGAGTCCCTCGCAGCGCTCGCAGACTCCGGTTCGATCCTGTCGTCCATGCAGGCCGGCCAGACCACAGGGGCTGACCCGGCGACGTTCGGGCAGATGTTCCTCCCCGAGGAGTCGACGTTCAACACGATCCGCAGGGTGACCGCCGGGGTGGCCGGCAAGCAGGCCCCCGAGGCCCTGTCGCTGAACGCAGCGAACGACTGGAAGCGTGAAGCGCTGAAGCGGGGCCTCATCACCCCGGAGCAGGCGAACACGGAACGCTGGTCGCCGGGACTGTTCAAGTCGGTGAACTACGAGATGATGTCCCAGCAGTTGGGCGAGACGATCTCGGGGAACCGGGACGGTGCGGTGTCCACACCGCAGATGCTCGACCTGTTCGACAAGTGGCTGTCCCCGTCCGGCCTCCTGTCTGCCGCCATGGCACTGGATTTCATCCCGGACCCTGAGGCGATCCAGTCGGAGTTCCAGACGTGGGGCGACAAGTGGCGCAGGTGGAATCAGAACCGGACGTCAATCCGGGATTTCATCGACGCCACCACCGGTCCGATCGACGACGTCGTGTTCCCGATCGTGAACACGGCGCTGCTGTTCTCCGGTGTCGGCTCAACCTGGCAGATGGCACGGTTCGGCGTCACCGGTGTCCGTGCAGCGCAGGCGGCCGAGGCGACCGGCGTCGCAGCCCGTCTGCTCGGAGGCGGCAAGGCAGCCAACGCTTTGACCCGTGCGTTCGGGTTCGGGGCGTTCGACGCTGCGGCGACGTCCTCGCTGATGGGCGAGGCGTCGTTCCTGTCCAGCCGTCTCGCCAAGTCCGGCTACCGGTCCGCTGTCAGCACCGCCAACGCCATGAACCGGTGGCGGTCGTTCCATCAGGTTCAGACCGTCAAGCAGGGTGTCCGGGCCGGCATGAAGCTCGGCATCGCCGGCAACGTCGAGAACCTGCTGCTGCCCGACCGGGCCGGCGGCTACGGCCTGTTCGGCCAAGGCTCAGGTTCAGCGGACGTGCTGGAGCGGGCGCGCTCGTTCAGGTCGCAGAACCCGACGGCGATCGGCGTGATCTCTGTGGCCGACCTGGCTTTCCAGCCGACCCGGATCTTCGAGCCGGGCCGCTTCACCCAGATGTTCCGCATGGCCCGCACGGCCGCATCCCGGTTCGGCGAAACCATTGACCCGGCCCTCGACGTGAACCGTTGGGAGTACGTCACCGGCGGCGCACCGGCCGAAGTGTACGAACGTGCAGCCCGTCTGGCACGGGACCGTGACATCACCCGGGTGTTCGTCGCCCACCACGACCGCTACCTGGACGACGAGTCCCGGCTGCTGTGGAACAACCTGTCCCCCGAGGACCGCTCTCTAGCTGCCGTGAACGGCTTTCGCACACGGGAACAGCTGGAACGGTTCGCCGACCTGACGCCGGCGGAACGGGCGGCCCTTGAGGAGCGGGCCGGGAAGATCGCATCGTTCGTGGTGGCATCTTCAGCGATCCAGCAGTACGCCGAGCGGTCCGCCGCCGGGGTAGGTGCGGCAGCCAACAAGGGTGTCATCAAGACGTTCCGCAACCAGGCGATCCATCAGATCCGACCAACCCGGGCGAACGTGTTGAGTCCACAGATGATCGAGGTGTCTCCCGGCGTGTACGAGGAGATCGGCTTCCTCGACGACCTAGATGACCTGCTGGTCCGCCAGTTCGATGCAAGCATCCCGACGGCGGAACGCCTTGCCGCCCGGGACCGGGTGAACTTCATCATTGACGAGCTCCGCACCTACGCCAAGGAGCGCCTCGGGTTCGAGTGGGCAGACGACGTCACCGACTTCGACGAGTACACCAAGTACTCAAAGGCCGCCCGCCGCCGCAACAAGCCACGCAAGGACAAGATGGACGCCGAGGTCGATGAGACGCTCGGCGACCCGGGGTTGACCGGCAAGGAAACCGCCACAGCGTGGCGTGTTGAGCGGGAGAAGAAGATTGACGCAATCATCCAGCAGTTCATAGACCCGTCAACCCGTGACGACGCTCTCCGTCAGATGCGGGAACACATCCCGGAGCATGATGCCCGCCGCCAAGGGTCACTGAACTGGCTGATGGACGGCCTCGACATTGACCAGCTCGCCGGCTACCTGGACGACATCGAACTGGACGACCTGAACACATGGGACAACTGGGATGCGTTCATGGACGCCAACAACCTGGTGCAGGGCAGCGGCGCCCTCTACGGCGAAGCGGACGGACCGGTCCTGTTCCGGCTTCTCCCCGACGAGGCCCGGGGTGCCCTCGGCAACGCCGGTGTCCCCGGCGATGTCCGGCAGGGAACCGACGTGTGGCAGAACCTGCCGGCGGCCCTCCGGGAGATCAACCTCCCGGAGGGGACGGTCCGCAAGTCGGTGTACAACTTCTACAAGGGGCAGGTGTCACCTGGTGAACCGGTCCTTGCCGGGCTGACCGTTGCACGTCTCGACACTCCGGTGAAGCAGGACATCGACAACCTGCTGTCGCTGGCTCGTCAGGTTCGCAAGATGCGTGAGTACATGAATCTTGCTGGCGCCCCCACGGTGGCCCGTGCCAAGGAGATCCGGGAAGCGGTTGAGAACTGGCGTGTCCAAGGTCAGACAATCACCCGCCCGGATGGGAAGGTGCTGGAAACCCAGATCCCGAACGTCGAAGCCAGGTTCGCAGACTTCTCCGACAGCTCAATCGCACAGTTCATCGCATCGGACGGTTTCAGGGCGCTGGACCTCGGCCTCGACAAGAAGACGTCCAAGCGGCTGCTGCGGATGATGCGCTGGGTGGAAGCGTCCGGCGGCGACATGGACGACGTCACCCGCTGGATGGACAACCTCGAGGATACGTTCTTCGACAGCAGCATCGCTGAGAAGTACGGCATCACCCGCCGGTACGGGCTGGACGGACTGATCGACACGCTCGGCCGTGAACGCCAGTTCGTCGCATCGGCGATCGGCGCCCAGATGGGTCTCGCCGAAACGAACCGCAAGTTCGCTCAGAGCCAGCAGCTGCTTGAGCTTGAGGGCGTCTTGGCCGAGCAGGGTTACAGGCTCGTCTACGGCGTCAACTTCCTGCACGTCAACGACCTGATGGGCATGTCCGGCCCGTTCGCAGCGCTCCGCAAGCACGACCTGAACATGGCTTCGCTCGGCACGTTCGCATCCAAGACCGACGAGGTGACCAAGACCGGGTTGCGCCGCCGCAACCTGCGTCAACTCCTCCCGGAGCGCCTCGCCAAGATCACGCCGTCCTGGGGAGAGTGGCGCCAGCAGGACTTCGACGACATCGTCGACAAGCTCGAGGAGGCGGTCTGGAATCAGCGGCAGCTGTATGAGGAGACCGTCGACGAGACGAGCGGAATCATCCAGAAGACGTTGCGCCGAGTCGGCCAGGCTCGTTCCCCCAGAACGATCTGGGATCAGACGATGAGCGAGGAGCGCATCGCCGAGATCCTCTCGGTCGACAAGCCGACAGCGATGGCGATCAAGAAGGCGCTCGTTGAGTCCCGGACGCTCGGCTTCGAGTTCAACGGGCTGCTGGACCTGGAGAACCGGCTGGTGTCCGAACCGATTTTCCGCCGGGCCCTCGGCATGTTCGACGCTTCCGGTGCCGCCGACGAGGCGGCGAAGCGGAGTCTGTTCAAGCAGATTTACGTTGGGGACAGCCGGGTGCGAACCGGGACCGCTGATTTCCGCACCGCCCGTCAGGCGACGGGTGCGGCGCTGGCGGCAGCGTTCGGGTACGCCGGCACCGAACGGTTCGCCGACGGTGCCGACGTGAACCCGCTGCTGGGCGCCGCCACCGGCCTCGTCGTGGCGGCCGGTGTGCCGGTGTTCGCACGGGCCGGAGCGAAACTGGCAGGTGACAACGCTCTGGCCCGGGGTCTTGCGAAGGGCATGGAGTGGTCGCCCGGGTCGTCCCGGACGATCGCCCGTGCCGCTGCTGCCGGTGTCGCCTCAACGGTCGGCAACGAGCTCGCACCCGCCGACGACGAAGGCTACGGCGCAATCGCTGGCGCCTTCATTGGCGCCACCGCCACCCCCGGCCTGTTCCGTGCCGCCGGCAAGGCTTACGACGTCGTCCAGTCACCGTTGTTTCAGGCGACCGGCGGCCGCATGGGGATGCGGGAGTACTCCCGCCTGTCCGAGTGGGGGCTCGGAGCCCGTGACTTCCTGCGGTTCACGATCAACCCGTGGTTCGACGCACAGCGCTACTCGGAGGCGTATGTGATGAACGCCACCAAGCAGGTGCCGGACGGCTTCCACATCCCGTTGAACTCGTCGCCGACAGCGACGATGCGACGGGTGGCGAACGGCAAGATCGACACGAAGGTTCTCTCCGATGCGATCGGCGAACCGTTGGGCCGGAACCCGAAGACGGTTGAGAAGGTGATGGGCGGCAAGCTCCGGGACCTGACCGGCGGCCGGCTCGACCCGGACCTCATGGAGTCGTCCACCCGCCGGTTCACCGATCAGGGCATCCTCGGGTTCTCGAACCACCGTTGGCAGACCGCAGCGTTCACACACCTGGTCAGCCAAGGGATGGCCCCGCAACGGGCGGCAGACACGGTCGTTGACCTGTACAGCTACGGCAGGGAGGGCCGGTCGGCCGCCGAGCTGTCAGCCAACTTCATCTTCTTCCCGTTCTCGTACATGAAGAAGTTCTCCAAGCAGGTGGGCGGGTTCCTGCTGGACGATCTGTCCCGGGCGATCGTTCTCCACGACGGCCTGAAGAGCTACGA